GTATAACTACAGATAACGTATGAACTAGCCCACATAGTGCAACCTAGGAATTACGTATATAATTCGCAAATTACATTAATACATTGAGACTAACTCTATAAGTATAAGCCCAACCTTTGAATGCGATTGCAACGTGTTCTCTGTTTGCACCTTTTGCTGTAGACCTCTGAGCGTATAGTACTTTTTGCATCTGTTTAAGTAAAAGAAAAGGAGACTTATTATGGCTTTTACTAGTGTGGCAGGATATGGAAATTTACCTAATGGTAATTTCTCGCCAATCATATATTCTAAACAGGTACAACTTGCATTTCGCAAGGGTTCTGTTGTAGAAGCAATAACTAATTCAGACTACTTTGGTGAAATTGCAAACTTTGGAGATACAGTTAAAGTAATCAAAGAACCTGAAATTACAGTCAAGGCATACGCTCGTGGTACAACTATTTCACCACAAGACATTGACGATGAAGAGTTTTCTCTTGTCATTGACAAAGCAAATTACTTTGCATTTAAAGTTGATGATATTGAAGAAGCTCATTCGCATATTAACTTTCAATCACTTGCATCTGATCGTGCAGCATACAGATTGAAAGATCAATACGACCAAGAAGTATTAGGTTATTTATCAGGATTTAAACAGTCATCACTACATGGTGCGGCTGATACTGCTAATACCACAACTAATGGAACTAAAGCTGTTTCATCAGCAGGTAGTGATGAACTACTCGCTTCTATGAAATTAGATGCTAGTGACTTTGGCGATGGTGATGGTAGTACAGGTTCTGCAAGTAACAGTATCTTACTTCAACCAAGAGCAGGTGGAGCTACAGACACAACTCCTGCTGATGGTAGTACTTTTCCATTGACATTGATTGCTCGTATGTCAAGGAAATTGGATCAACAAAACGTTGACTCAGCAAATAGATGGCTTGTAGTTGACCCTGTATTTGTTGAACTATTAAAAGACGAAGACTCAAGACTGTTTAACGCAGACTTTGGTGGAAACACAGGTGGTCTTCAGAATGGTATGGTTCTAAACAATTTACATGGTTTTAAAGTATACATGTCAAATAACTTGCCGTCAGTTGGTACTGGTCCGGGAACTCAAGCTGCTTCCAATACATCTAACTATGGTGTTATTGTAGGTGGACACAGTTCTGCTATAGCTACTGCTGAACAAATCAACAAGACAGAAACTTACAGGGACCCTGATAGTTTCGCTGATATTGTTCGTGGTATGCATTTGTATGGTAGAAAGATTCTAAGACCAGAATGTATTACTACTGCAATCTACAACATAGCATAAGGGAGAATAGATAATGGCTACAGTAACATCTTTACTTTTACCAGCTCATGGTAATACTCAAAGAGGAAGACAACCTTATCAAATTCAAAAGACTATTGATCTTACTGCACAAGCAATTTCTTGTACAGGTGGTGACGTAGTTCAGTGCTTAACAATTCCTGCACATACTAAAATTATTGCAGCAGGTTTTGAGGTTGAAGAAAGTGCAACTATGAACACAGGCACTAACGCTACTGCTATACTAGGTACAGGAGCAGACGACAACGAATATGTTGCTGCTTTTGATATTGATGGTGCGGCAGACGGAGCATATGCTCCTAGTGTTACTCCATCAGCAGACGTAGTTCTTAGCACAGCAGACACGCTTGATTTAACTTTCGCAGGAGATGGTGCAACTTTCTCAGCAGGTAAAATCAGAGTGTATGCTATACTAGCTGATGTCAGCGACATGGGTCAAGGAACTGGAAATGGTTTCAATGCCGATGAAGTAGACAGAGATACATTAGCGTAACTCACTTAATATGGGAAGGGCAGGGTAACTTGCCTTTCCTTTTAACAGGAATTTATTATGACAGTTGAAGTGAAAAGAAGAATAAACGCATTTCTAGATTTATCTAGTACTGATCTTACTACACTTTATACTTGTCCTACAAACAGAACAGCATTAATTAAAGAGATTTTTATATGTAATGTTGATACTACAAACAGTACAGACATTACATTAGCAATTACAGACACATCAGCTTCTACTACTTTTAATTTAATTAAAACTAAGACAGTTGCTAATGATGACTTTTTAAGATTAGATAGTGCAGACATTATATTAGAGTCAGGAGATATAATAAAGGCACAGGCAAGTGCGGCAGACGATTTAGAAGTGTCTGCATTTATAGAAGAATATCCTGACCCAATGAGGTAAACATGTCAATTACGACTGCAATGACAACAACTTTCAAAAAAGAGTTACTTCAAGGCTTACATGACCTTGATGGACACACTCTTAAAATAGCGTTAATTAAATCCAGTGAATCAGGAACATATAACGCAGCATCCACAAACTATTCAAACATAACAGACGCATCAGATGAAGCATCAGGTACAGGGTACTCTAGTGGTGGTGCAACTTTGGGAAGTGTAGCTATAACTGTAAGTGGTACAACTGCTCTTGTAGACTTTGCAGATGTTAGCTTTAGTAACTCTACTATCTCAGCTGCAGGTGCAATGATATATAATGCAAGTGCAGGTAGCAGAGCAATAGCAGTAATTAGTTTTGGTGGAACAGTAGCATCTACGGCAGGTACATTTACAGTAGCTATGCCGACAGCAGATGCAAGTAATGCAATTATAAGGTTAGCATAAGTATGGCTCTAGAAGTACATGACAGAGTAAAAGAAACTACCACTACTACAGGAAGCTCTGATGCATACGCTTTAGGTGGTGCAGTAACAGGTTTTGAAACTTTTGGTTCACATTTAGGTGATGCTGATACAACTTACTATGTATGTACTGATGGCACAAACTTTGAGATTGGTAGAGGTACATATAGCAGTTCTGGAAACACATTAGCAAGAACAGCCGTACTTGCAAGTTCTAACTCAGGCAACGACAATGTTCATAGTTGGGCATCAGGAACAAAAGAAATATTTATAACATATCCAGCTAGTAAGGCTGTGTTTAAAGATGCAAGTAATAATATCAATGGAACATTTGTAGGTAATATCACAGGCGATGTTACAGGCAATGCTGATACTGCTACTGCTTTAGAAAATGCTAGAGCAATTAATGGTGTAAGTTTTAATGGAACAGGTGATATAACTGTAACTGCTGCGGCAGGAACATTATCAGGTAATACACTTAAATCAACTGTAACTGCATCTAGTTTAACTAGTCTTGGAACACTAGCTAGTGATCTTAACGTAGGTGGACAAGATATTATTAATACAGGAGTTAGTTCTGCTGATACACACGTAGGTATATACGGCAGTTCTTCAGCACCTGTAGAATTTACAGTTACAGTAGGAACTAAAACAGCAGCACATCCTTACTATGGAGATGGAAGCAGTAGTGCTTACTTTATAAATGGTGTTGAGTCTCCTGCTTTGACATTACATGGTGTTGATAATGTAACATCTAATTCAGAATATTATTACAGGTTTACTCTTAGCTCTAGTAATATGTCAAGTCATCCATTTAGACTTTATTTAGATGCTGATAAAACTACAGCGTATACAACAGGTGTTACAACAACTAGTACATATTTACAAATAGCAGTAAATGAAGATACACCAAACATATTATACTATCAGTGTTCAAGCCATGCCTACATGGGTAATCATGCAATTGTTCTTGGTTCTAATAAAATAAATCATACTGAAGCCTTACTTAGTTTTCCTACAACAACAGGTACATTAGTTGGCACAGGAGATACTGGATCAGTTTCAAATACAATGTTGGCAGGTAGTATTGCTAATTCAAAACTAGCTAACTCTTCTATTAACTTTGGTGGTGTATCTTTAGCATTGGGTGCAAGTGATACAACACCTGCTTTTGATTTATCTGATGCAACTGCTTATCCTACAAGTTCACTAGCAGGAACAATTACAAATGCACAACTTGCAGGTAGTATTGCTAATAGTAAACTAGCAAATGACTCAGTAAGTTTTGGAGGAATATCTGTAGATTTAGGAGCAAGTGATGCTACTCCTGCTTTTAATTTATCAGATGCAACTAATTATCCTACAAGTTCATTGTCAGGAACAATTACAAATGCACAGTTAGCAGGGTCTATAGCTAATGCTAAGTTAGCTAACTCAAGTATAACTGTAGCAGATGCTTCTAGCTCAACAGCTATAGCGTTAGGTGGTACACTTACATTTTCAGGAACAAGCAATGAGGTAGAAGTTGCAGAAAGTTCAGGTACAGTAACAATTGGATTGCCAAGTGCAATTACAGCAAATGTTACAGGTGCTTTGACAGGTAATGCAGATACAGCTACAGCACTAGCCACAGGTAGAACTATTGCAATGACAGGAGATGTTGTTTGGACATCTGCTAGTTTTACTGGTGCAGGAAATGTAACAGGATCAGCTACAATACAAGCAGGTGCTGTTGAAAATTCTATGTTGGCAGATGATGCAGTTGGTGCTGCTGAACTTGCAGCAAATGCTGTAGTCAATGCAAGTGTAGCATCAGGTGCAGCAATAGCATTTAGTAAGATGGAAAGTTTAACAGCATCAAGAGCATTAGTGTCAGATGGTAGTGGTGATCTTGTTGTAAGTGCTGTTACTTCAACAGAAATAGGTCACTTAGATGGTGTAACATCAGCAATACAAACACAGATAGATGCAAAGACAACATTAACAGCAGCGTCTAATGAAGCAACAGCGTTAGCCATAGCGTTAGGATAAGGAGAAATAAATGGCAAATACATTTAAATTAAAAAACAACGCAGTAATGCCAAGTAGTGCAGGAACACCAGATGAATTGTATTCTGTTCCAAGTAGCACAACAACAATCGTTCTTGGATTAATGTTATGTAATGTACATACTTCTCAAGTTACGGCTACTGTCACAGTAACAGACAATGAAAGCACTGATGTTATTTCTCATTTGTTGAAAGATGTTCCAGTCCCAGCAGGCAGTAGCATTGAGGTTATGGCAGGAAATAAATTAGTTTTGGAAGCAACTGATATTATTAAAGTAGACTGTTCTGTAGCTGATAAAATTAGTGCTACAATGAGTATTATGGAGATAACTTAATGCCATACATAGGTAAAGATGTAGCAACAGCATATCAAAGTACAACAGCCGTACAAAGATTTAATGGTGACGGAAGCGATACAACATTTACATTAACAACAGCCGTAAGCTCTGTGCAAGACGTTCTTGTATCTGTAGATGGTGTAGTACAAGATACTGCAGCTTATAC